AAGGTAGCACCTAACGTAGGTGACGTTAATCCTATTAGTCAAGAACTAGCAGACTGGTGTTTTGAAAACTTACAGTTAGATGACTATGGTAATATTGCCTACGACATTGTAGGTATTAAAGGTCACGGAGTGGTAGCTATTGATACCAGTCCTTGGAGAGCATACGAACACATTGAACGATTAGAACACATCTGTAAGATTGTGTTAGCATCGGGAAACTATGGAAAGTAAACGGTTTGCTTGGAAACCAACTAAGGTTACAAGCGGTCGATGGATTTGGTTAAAGTTTTATTATCAACACAAGTCCTTATTCGATGAAACTACCGGTCGCCCTCCTTTAAATAGTTTACATTTTATGTGGACTGAAACAGCAAGTGAGCGCACTTGGAGAGTATTAAAAGAAAGTGTCATACATAACAGGAATGTGTGGAATGACCCAAAATTAATTAAAGAAGATATACTATGAGCAAAGCACAATATAACATTAGCAAACAAACAAACTACTTAAAGCGTCATATGTTTTTGGATCCAGAAGGTCCAGTTACAGTACAACGATTTGAAGAAGTCAAGTATCCTAAAATCGCAAAATTTGAAGAACTGGCTCGTGGTTTCTTTTGGGTACCAGAAGAGATCTCTCTAACCAAAGATAAGATCGATCATAAGGAAGCCAGTGATGCTGTCAAACACATCTTTACCAGTAACTTGTTACGCCAGACAGCATTAGATTCAATTCAAGGTCGTGCCCCTAGTCAAGTGTTCCAGCCTGTAATTTCAATACCAGAATTAGAAGCACTTGTATCGAACTGGAGTTTCTTTGAAACAAACATTCATTCAAAGAGCTACAGCCATATCATAAGGAACGTATATGGAGTACCTAAAGAAGAGTTTAACAAGATTCATGATACGGCTGAAATTGTTAATATGGCTGCTAATATTGGTCGCTACTATGAGGATCTACATCAGCTCAACTGCCGTAAAGAGTTGGGCGAGAAAATTGAACTCCATGATCACAAGCGAGCAATATGGTTGGCATTACACGCAAGCTATGCACTGGAGGCTCTACGCTTCATGGTAAGTTTTGCTACTAGTCTAGCAATGGTTGAAAATAAGATTTATATCGGCAACGGCAACATTATCAGTTTGATCTTACAAGATGAAATCCTACACGCTGAATGGACTGCTTGGTTAATTAATAACGTAACCAAAGATGATCCAGACTTTATTAAAATTGATGAAGAGTGCGCTGAGGAAGTAAACGCACTATACCGTGAAGTTATTAAAGAAGAAAAAGAATGGGCTGACTATTTGTTTAGTAAAGGACCAGTTATTGGTCTTAATGCTACTATCTTAAAAGACTTTGTAGACTTTACAGCATTTAATCGTTTGAAAGAAATTGGTATTAAGTATCCAGGCGAGCATCCTAAGTCTAGTCCTATTCCTTGGTTTAACAAACACGTTAATATCAATAAGAAACAAACAGCACTACAAGAAAACGAATCAACTAACTATGTCATCGGAGTAATGAGCGACAATGTTAGTTACGAAGAATTACCAGAACTATAAGAAAGGGATATATGAAAGCTATTGTTTGGTCAAAGTATAACTGCCCCTATTGCGAGCAAGCCAAGGGCTTACTCAAAATGAAGGGTATTGCATTTGAAGAAAAGAAAATTGGTGATGGGTACACTAAAGAAGACCTGTTGGAGGCTGTTCCAACCGCCCGCACCGTTCCACAAATTTTCTTAGATGAACAACTAATCGGTGGATTTACGGAGCTCAAGAAACACTTCGAGGGCTAAATGGCCGTACTAAAATCTCCACCATCATGTACCGTTACCGTATCAACAGGCAGTTATTTCAGCACAGGTAGTATTACGATACCTAGCAGTTATGTATTATCTGCCGGTGCTAATGGTAGCAGTCCTATGTGGACATCAAACATCACTTCCTCTCCTTCGCAGGCTACTCTAGATGTAACTGGCAACGCTGACATAAAGGGTAAATTAACTGTACAGGGAAAAGATATTGGGAAAATACTGGAAACCATAGAAAAGCGTTTGGCTATTCTTGTTCCGGATCCTAAGAAGCTAGAAAAGTTTGAGGCCTTGCGAAAAGCATACGATCACTATAAACTACTAGAAGCTCTTTGTCACGAGGATGATGATGGAAAATAAAGATACACAAAAAATAGTAAAACTAGAGCAACAACTTACCAAACTTGAACAGGTAGTTAAAGTCCTAGCCGCCAAAGTATCTTTCCTTGAAAGAGAAAACAACCGTCGCAAGATGGAAACAAATCAAATAGCCAACTCACTTAGAAAGTAAATTATGAATGTTAAACTTGTATCATATAGTCAGCCCACCCCAGAATTTAGAGAGCAAGGTATTGGAGATGCGCAGGAACTCATTGCCTATTGCGCCCGTGTGTCCAATCCCGCAAACCAGTACAATACAGAAACAGCCGAAAAACTTATTCGATACCTTGTTAAACACAGTCACTGGTCACCACTCGAAATGG